AAAGACGAGGACTCTACTCCTCCGGTGTAATACCGACAAGTAGATTATATGGGCTACCCATTATGGCCCCCAGCAAAAGGAAATACAAATGGCTAATAAAAGATACTCACGTCCTGAAGTTGAGGAAGAAGAAGTACAGGCGACTGAAGAAAGCGCACAAGAGCAACCCGTAGAGGATAGCGAAGAAGAAACGTTTAAGAAACGCTACGGTGATCTACGACGTTACATGCAACAGACTGTCGAAAATAAAGACAAAGAACTTGAACAGTTAAAGAGAGAGTTGCAACAGAAGTCAAAGGAAGAATTTAAGCTTCCGACTTCAGAAGAAGAGATTGAGTCATGGGCTTCTAAATACCCCGAAGTTGCAAAGATTGTAGACTCTATTGCACAGAAACGGGCACGAGAAGCCAGCCAAGAAGTAGAACAGAGTATGTCTGATCTGCGGAAGATGAAGAGTCAGTTAGAGCGGGAAAAGGCAGAGCATCAGTTAAAGCAGATGCACCCCGACTTTGACGGTATCCGTACAGACAAGCGATTCCATGCGTGGGTAAAGGAACAGCCATCTTACATTCAAGATGCCCTTTACAAGAATGAAACTGATGCCATTGCCGCAGGCCGTGCTATTGATTTGTTTAAGGCAGACATGGGCATGATTTCATCAGAACGCTCAGATGCCCAGTTGGAAAAAGAAGCTGCTAAAGCTGTCAATAAGACTGGAAAGAATTCTCCCTCTGCATCGCCAAATGCGGAATGGAGTGAAAGCAGGGTTGCTTCTTTGAAGCCGTATGAGTACGAGAAGCATGAAGAAGATATTCTAAATGCAATTCAAAGTGGCAAGTTTGTTTACGATATGACGGGTGGCGCACGGTAAAGTATTGACAAATACTTTTTCTTGCTTAAACCACGCATATCATACCTAGAGTGCTATGGCCCCTACACAGGACAACCCGTAGCATTTTAGATAGTAAGATTACTAACCGTGAAAGAATACCTTGGGAGCGTGGCCTCTGATTGTAATGCCTTTGGCCGGGCATGTCAACCCAGACACCCACAGTGAACAAGCCTCGACAGCGGTCAGTCGTGATCTAGTAATGTAAATTATGCCTGACTATGAGGAGAACTTATCATGGCATTTAAAACAGCGGCTGGGTATAATAACCTGCCAAACGGGAATTTCTCTCCCGTCATCTATTCGCAGAAGGTTCAGAAAGCCTTCCGTAAGTCTTCTATTGTTGAAGACATCACAAATAGCGATTACTTCGGGGAAATCGCTAACTTCGGTGATTCTGTGAAAATCATCAAAGAGCCTAGATTTTTGGGCCTTCTGGCGGCATAACGTCAGATAGATAACTTCGTGAATTGCTGGAACCCTAAGTGTGTAGTAACATATGGGAATCAGCAGCCAAGCCCCGAAGGGGGAAGGTTCAACGACTAGGACCTATTTATATTATCAAGTAGTGGCTCTGGGTAGCTAACGAAAGGAAACAAAAAATGGACAAGAATGCACGTGCTATTTTGTACGGTATGGCAATTGGTGATGGTGGAGTTTATTTAAGTAAAGATCAATCATCCAAAACTGCCAGAATGATTATCGGACACGGACCTAAACAGTTAGGTTACTTGCACCATAAAGCAAAACTTTTACATAGTATTCTAGGCGGCAAAGAGCCTCCTGTATTTATGTTAATCATCAGATGTACAAAAACCACAAGTATTTTAGACAAATGCACAGAGTTTTATACCCTCAAGGGATAAAGAGGTACTCTGAAAAGGTGCTAGGATACTTAAACGACCATTCTCTTGCTATTTGGTATATGGATGATGGATCTGGTGTAGTATGCAAAAACAAGAATAAAACACCTTGTGGATGTATGACCAGAATATCTACATACTGTACCCAAGAAGAAGCAGAACTTTTAAAGTGGTGGTTTAACGAAACGTATTTCATTGATCCTAAATTTGATGTGGATAGACGCAACAACAAGTATTCATTGCGATTTAACACAAAAGATTCTAGAGAGTTTGTGTCCATTGTTTCACCATACATGTTTAAAGATTGCAGATACAAGATTGAACATGTAGATAAATATGTCCCACGAGTGCGAAGCACCCTACGGGGTGAAGATATAGTCTGAACTCTAAGGAAACTTAGAGAGTGACAGAATTAAAAAAGTCACTATAACGTATTTGGAAATCACAGTTAAAGAGTATTCTCGTGGTACTCAAATTACTGCTCAGGACATTGACGACGAAGATTTCACTCTCGTAGTTGACCAAGCGCATTACTTTGCATTTAAGATGGATGACATCGAAGATGCACACAGCCACGTCAACTTCATGGACATGGCTACTGATCGTGCGGCGTATCGCCTCCGTGATCAGTTTGACCAAGAAGTTCTTGGATATGTCTCAGGGTTCAAGCAGTCTGCACTTAACACAAATGCTGGTACAGTAAACGATCAAGTTTCTGGTACCGTTGCTGTTGATGGCGCAGGTACTGACGAGTTGCTTGCTTCAATGAAGATTGATGCGACTAACTTCGGATTGGATGACGGCGGTGCCGCACAATCTGGTGAAGCTGTGCCACTGAAGCCACGTCTTCCGGGTGTTACTGCAACAACAGATGATGACATCTCTCCACTTCAATTGTTGAACCGCATGGCTCGTTTGCTCGACCAGCAGTTTGTAGACACAAATGGACGTTGGTTGGTCATCGACCCTGTATTCATGGAGTTGCTCCGTGATGAAGATTCACGTCTGTTTAACGCCGACTTCGGTGAAAACGGTGGACTTCGTAACGGTCTGACACTTAACAACTTGCACGGCTTCCGTGTTTATGTGTCTAACAACTTGCCAGTAGTTGGTGGTGGGGCGGCTCAGTCTGACTCTACACTTCAGGGTACAGACTTCGGCGTAATTGTAGCTGGCCACGATTCAGCCATTGCTTCTGCACAGCAGATCTCTAAGACTGAAACATATCGTGACCCAGATTCATTTGCAGACATCGTCCGTGGTATGAATCTGTATGGCCGTAAGATTCTTCGTCCAGAAGCAATTACTACTGCACGTTACGTAACTGCAACTGGTGTATAAGGAGATAAATAATGGCTACATATGATATGACTTTGGGTGCTACCCTTGGTGGCGAAACTGCTAACACAACAGCAGACCTTCCTGATGTGCGTCGTCATGCTTACATGGTAGAGGCTCTCTTGGATATTTCTGAGATTCCTAACTACACACAAGCTGATGGCGATGTGTTCCAATTGCTTGAAGTCCCAGCGGGAACTTTAATCTTGGAAGCAGGTGTTGAAGTATTGACAGCGTTTGATGGCACTGCGCCTACTGTAGACGTAGACCTTGCCGCAGGTGCTGACATCATCGACGGTGGTGATGTATCTTCAACTGGCTACATCGACGGTGCAGGTCTTGCAGGTGTTGTAACTGCAGATGACACGATTGACGTTAAGTTGATCGACACTAACGAAGACAACACTGAAGGCAAATTGCGTGTATTCGCAGTAGTCTGTCATGTTGACGGAGTTGCTGAAACGGCTGAAGAAGTAGTTCGTGATCAGCTTGCATAAGTAAATGAAGAAAGCCGCCCTTCGGGGCGGTGGACTTCTTCTAAGTTATACTAAAGACGGAAGGAACTTCTAAAGAAAATGGCGTATACTTATTTAGACTTAACCAATGAAGTACTTGCCCGTTTTAATGAGGTTGAGCTAACAGCGTCTAATTTTAACAATGCACGAGGGTTTCAGATCCAGTGTAAAAACGCAGTTAATGCAGCCATTCGCCAGATTAACCAGCAAAAATATGGCTGGCCTTTTAACCATGCAACAGAAGATCAAACTTTAGTTGCAGGCACAACACGCTATAATGTTCCGTCTAACGCCAAGCATGTAGACTACGATACATTCCGCATCCGTGGAGATGAAAGCTTAGGTGTCGAAGGACGAAACCTTAATAGCATAGATTATAAAGAATATCTTAACAGATATGTAGAGCAGGAAGATGAAGACAATGTCGGATCTATTCCTATCTACGTGTTTGAAACGCCCGATAATAATTACGGGTTGTACCCCTATCCTGATCAAGCGTACACACTTACGTTTGAGTACTACAAAATTCCAGATACTTTAGCTGCAACCACGGACGTGCCAACTATTCCTGAAAGATTTCGGCATGTAATCACAGACGGTGCAGTTATGTACGGATTTCAATACCGAGGCGAGACGGCTCAGTATCAGCTTGCACAGCAACGGTTTGAAGAGGGTATCAAAGATATGACTACGCACTTGATTAACAGATACGACTACGTCAGGTCTACGGTCAAGATACGCCCTCAAGTTATAGTTAACACGAGAATTTCATAAGATGCCTGATGAATCTGGTGTAAGTCCGTTTCAGTTTGCATGTCGTGGAGGATTGGTTTTAAACCAGTCCACATTTGATCTTGAGCCGGGAATGGCCACTGAGCTAGTAAACTTTGAACCGGACATCAACGGTGGTTACCGTCGCATTAACGGATTTGGTAAGTGGAACGACAATATCGTACCACAGACTGCATCGGAAGATGAAAAAGTCTTGATGGTTGCAAACTTTGTCGATGATCAAGTCATTGCGGCACGAGGTGAAAAAGTCTACAAAGCCACTGCCTCTAGCGCATGGACCGAGATTGACAGTGGCAGAACAAACGCAGATAAATATTCTCACCGGCGTTTTAACTTTGACGGCACAGATAAGATCATTTGGGTAGACGGTACGAATAATGCATCCGTGTACGATGACACTACGGTCACAGATATTTCAGCGTCGCCTGCACCAAGCGATCCCAGTATTGTAGAGATATTTAAGAACCATGTGTTCTTAGCCGGTGCCAGTTCTAACCCGCAAGAGTTATTTTTCTCTGCGCCCTACGATGAAACAGATTTCAGTGTTGCTAACGGTGGTGGGTCCATTGCAGTTGATGACACGATTGTCCAACTAAAACTGTTCCGAGACCAGTTATACATTTTTGGAGCAGAGAAGATCTTTAGACTTGTCGGCAACACTGTAGCTGACTTTCAGTTACAACCGGTTACACGAAACATCGGATGCGTTGCCAAGCACAGCGTACAAGAACTTGGCGGTGACATTGTATTCCTTGCACCCGACGGTTTACGTACTGTTGCAGGTACTGAGCGTATTGGTGACGTAGAGTTAGGAACTATCTCTCGTGCGGTCCAAGTACGATTTGATGAATTATCTTCTTTTGAACTTATTGACTCTGTCATCATTCCGAATAAAACACAATACAGAATATTTTTTGTACGCTCAGATACTGTAGAGAATGCAACCAAGGGTGTGATTGCATCACAAAGAGCCGACGGGTTTGAGTTTGCAGACTTACAAGGTATCCGTCCTGCTTGCACAGATTCTGATATTCAAAGAACACCTGAGATTATTTTGCATGGCGGTTTTGATGGTTTTGTGTACCAACAAGAAATTAACGACAATTTCGACGGTGCCGCAATCAATGCAAAATACAGATCACCGGATTTAACATTAGGTGATGCGGGCATCAGAAAGAACATGCAACGGGTGATTTTAAACTACGCCCCTGAGTCTGCCATCAGTGCAGACATGTTTTTAAGATACGACTACGAATCACCGACTTCACCTCGACCTGCGGCTTACCCACTCGACTCAGATACGGTCGTTGCAGTGTACGGGGTAAGTTCATACGGGACTGCTACATATGGCGGTCAAAGACAGCCCCTCGTAAGGCAACCT